TCCGATCTCTCGGATTCTTTATTGTAGGTGCAGGTCGTAGTGCAAAAAATAGTATACTGCGCCGTTATGTTTTTGAAGATGGTCAATCCCTTTGGGAAAAACATCCTAACCATTCCGGTTATTACAAAAGAGTTGAGTTCGTGGACCAACTAAACTCGGAACTAAAGGAGAAAAAATTCCTTGAGTCTAATAATCCAGGATATGATTCGATGTATTTGATTCCTGGAGAAAATGACTTGTCAGCTTCTTCGGATAATCTTGATATCGACGGCAATGTTACTCCCTCTAAGCTGAGGAATGCTTTCATGAAAATGAATAAGAAAAAACAAGTCAGTCGAGTCCTGGTGAATCGATTCATTGGGCAAATATCGGTATGATTGTAAAACACCACTTGCCTGAGTGGTGTTTTTCTCATATAATACAAGTATTGAAATTTTGGAGTTTGTGATGCGTACTGTGAATACCGAGATTCGTGAAAAGTTTATGTCTCTTGCTGCCGCTACCGGCAAGTCTGTTCTGAGCCTAGGTGAAATCAAAAACATTTGTTTGGAAAATCAAATGAGTTTGCCTCAATGGTTCATGAAAGACACCAATAACCGTGCTGGTCGAGGTCTGTATAAGGTTCCTTCAATGGTCGCACAAGTTGTACCTATGAAAAAAAATGATATTGTCACTGAAACAAAACGAATCGGTAGTGTCGTAACCGATTTGGAAACCGAGAATCTTGTACCGAATGTGTATAAGAATTATGTTCCTTTCGGTAACTTTGATGACTTGATTTCTATCTTTTCAAGTAAACAATTCTTTCCCATATTCATCACTGGTCAATCCGGCAACGGTAAAACCATGTCTGTTGAACAAGCCTGCGCTAAGACCAAACGCAAATTCGTTTGTGTGTCTATGACGCCTGATACAGATGAGGGTGACTTGCTTGGCAACTATGTTCTTATCAATGGTCAGATGGAATGGCGTGACGGTCCTGTGACTGTTGCTGCGCGCCAAGGTGCTGTTCTCTGTATCGATGAGATTGACTATGGTGCTCAGAATCTTTCCTGTCTGCAACGTGTTCTTGAGGGCAAGCCATTTCTTTTGAAGAAGAAAAACGAATTGGTTGCACCCGCTGAAGGCTTTACTATCGTAGCCACTGCAAATACTAAAGGTAAAGGCAGTGAAGATGGTCGTTATATGTTTACCAACGTATTGAACGAAGCTTTCTTGGAACGTTTTCTGAATACTTATGAGCAGGAATATCCTCCTGTTGCAGTTGAAAAGAAAATCATCAAGAAGGAACTTGCTACGGTTGGTCGTGAAGATGATAAGTTTGCCGATATGCTTGTTTCGTGGGCAGATATTACACGTAAGACATTCGCCGAAGGTGGCTGTGATGAGATTATCTCTACTCGCCGACTGGTTCACATTGTCAAGACCTACGGTGTACATGGTGACCGCCTAAAGGCAGTTGGTCTTTGTCTGAATCGTTTCGACACTGATACCAAAATGTCATTCCTTGACTTGTACACCAAGCTTGATGCTGAGTCTAACAAGCCTGCCGAGCCGGATGTTCCTGCTCAGGTAACGGCAACTGTTGATGATGAAATTCCTTTTTAATTAATTCTGCCGCCAGAATGGTTGACACACCATTCTGGCTGTGATATTATTACGTATCTTGAGGCTAAGACCACCCCTCAGATTTTTATATAAGTGTGGTTGTTTATTATGGAGTAAAATAATGGTTAAATCCGTTAAAGAGAAAATGCTTGCTACCTTGAGCAAGACTAATGGTTATAACACTTTCACCGTTGCACAGGCTCGCGCACGTTTCGGTGTTACCAACGTTGCGGCTCGTATCGCTGAGTTGCGTGAAGATGGTCATGCTATCTACACCAACACTCGCACCCTCTCTGATGGTCGCAAAATCTCCTTCTATCGCCTTGGTCAGCCAACCAAGCGTGTTATCGCAGAAGGTTTCAAGGCACTCCGTGCTAAAGGCGTTAGCACATTCGCCTAATTTGTTGGTGAAATAGAATAGAGGAAGTGATATATAGAGGTATCGCTTCCTCTTTTCGTTTATGGGTGTAATATGGAAATTAAAGTAAAAATTGATGAATTGAAAAAATCTAAACTGTTCATTGCGACACCAATGTACGGTGGCATGGCACACGGCATGTATGTTAAGTCTTGTCTTGACCTTCAGGCAGTCATGTCGAAATATGGTGTTGAAACAAGATTCTCTTTCTTGTTTAACGAATCGCTAATTACAAGAGCACGAAATTATCTGGTAGACGAATTTCTGCGCTCTGACTGCACTCACCTTTTGTTTATCGATTCCGATATTCATTATAATCCACAAGATGTGATTGCTCTACTTGCTCTCGATAAAGAAGTTATTGGTGGACCTTATCCTAAGAAGTCTATTAACTGGTCGAACATTGCTCACGCAATCAAAAAGAATCCCGATATTAATCCCGGTGAACTAGAGAACCTTGTTGGTGATTATGTTTTCAACGTGGTAAAAGGCACAGCACAGTTTCAAGTCACTGAACCTCTTGAGGTATTGGAAATCGGAACTGGTTACATGTTGATTAAACGTGAAGTGTTCCCTAAAATGGAAGCAGCGTATCCACAATTGAGGTACAAACCAGACCATGTTGGTCAAGCTAACTTTGATGGCTCACGTTACATTCATGCATACTTTGATACGATTATCGATAGCAAAGATTCTGCAACAGGTGGTGGTTCTGACCGTTATCTGAGTGAAGATTACATGTTCTGTCAGTTGTGGCGTAAACTTGGTGGCAAAATTTATCTGTGCCCTTGGATGAAAACTCAACATATCGGAACATATCCTTTTACTGGCAACATGCCAAAAATTGCTGAACATACTGGGAGACTATAATGCCAAGAGTTGATGACTACTATGAAAATCCACCTTTAGCAGAGCCAAAGTTGGAATTTGTTGAGGAGCAAAAAGAAGTTCAAACGCCTGTTTTAGACGTTGGTCGAAAGTTTGATGGTGGTAAACTAGAATATGGTCTACTACCACCAAAAGCACTTGAAGCCACCGTGGATGTTCTTACATTTGGTGCTCAAAAGTATGAACGCGATAATTGGAAGTACGTTGATGATTCTAAGCGTAGGTATTTTGATGCACTACAAAGGCATTTGTGGGCTTGGAAAGCTGGAGAACAGATTGACCCAGAATCGGGCAGGCACCACTTGGCTCATGCTCTTTGTTGCCTGATGTTCTTGTATGAACATGATACAATCTACTCTGTTGATAAAAAATAATTTTAGAGGTATATTATGAAACTTTCGAAAGAAACATTGAGTGTTCTTAAAAACTTTGCAAGCATTAACGATGGGTTAATGTTCCGTTCTGGTAATGTTCTGCGTACATGTGATGCTAACAAACAGGTCATGGCTGAGACTACTATCACTGAAAGCGTACCCGGCAACTTCGGTATCTTTGACTTGAACAAGTTCTTGTCTGTACTGAGCCTTCATGAAGATGATACGACACTTCAAATCGATGAAGGAACCAAGTCTCTTATTTTGAAAGATAAGACTGGACGTAGCACCACGACATATCGTTTTTGTGATGCAAGCAATATCAAGAATTCACCAGAGAAATCTGTTTCGATGCCTGCACCAGATGTTGTATTTAATTTGGCACAATCTGACTTTGAGTTTGTTGTACGTGCTGCGAATACTCTTGGCGTTCCACAAATTTCTATTCAATCTGATGGTAGCAAGATTGTTCTTGGTGCTCTTGACACTAAGAATACTTCTGCACACACAAATCAACTTGAAATTGGTGATGGCAATGGTAAGAAATACAAAATGCTTTTCAAGACTGAAAACTTAAAGATGATTCCTGGTTCATATGAAGTTAGCATTTCTTTCAAAGGCATTGCAAGCTTTAAACACACGACAAAGCCAATTCAATATTGGGTCGCAACTGAAATCGGCTCCACTGGAGAAGCTTGATGTTCATTCTTGTCACAGATAGAAACGGTGTTTGTTTCTCTTTGAATAAAGAAAGAATTGTAAAAGTTGTCGATACCAAAAGCGGTACGATGATTGTTTTGACAGATGGTTCTATCATTCATACGAAAGAAAACTTTCTTGAGTTGTCTAGTCGTTTGAATTCTATTTGATTTATTTTTTTGTTATGAGGTATTATGGAACATCTTCTTTGGACGGAGAAACACCGTCCTAAAACTGTAGCTGAATGTATTCTTCCTGAAAGGATGAAGAAGCCTTTTCAGGACTACGTGAATAAAAATGAAATTCCAAACCTGCTGCTGCATGGTGGCGCAGGTGTTGGTAAGACTACCGTTGCGAAAGCAATGTGTAATGAAATCAATGCAGACTATCTAATCATTAATGGTTCAGACG